ATTACCATTAGCAGGTAAAACGGAATATAGTGTACCCGCTTTAGTTCCGCTTGGTATTTGTACTAAACTTGCTTTATCGTATAAACTCATTGCTTTATTGTATTATTAAATGTGTTCACTAAACAGGCATTGGCTTCCATAGAACCACTATCATCAGTTATGCGTTTGTACATATCATTCCCATCGCCTACGATAGTAACGAACTTATACTCCCCTGTCCAACTTTCGTTGTATATCGTTCCGTGTCCTATGTTGTTTGTTATCGTTCCCCAACCCATTTATATATTTTTTTAGTTTTATTATGTTTTCCTTTTTCGGCTTATATTTGCTTACAGTACCCATCCGTGAAATAATGTATCTTTGTCAGGATAAATGTCATCGTTGTTGTTGGTGTAATACTCTGGAAACTTATCCTGAGCGTTAAAACTCATGTAGTCAATAAAACGCTGAGTGTAGTATTCCGCATAATCCCTTTCCTTGTTAATCAAAGAATCAATCTCCTCTTTACTGGCGATTGAGCTGTTTTCAGAATTATGCTTATACACTCCACCATTAGCAATCGTATATGCTGCAAATGGTAAATATTCAGCCATAGCAAAATGAATAAGCATAGGCTGTACAAAGTCGTTTACAAGGTTTAAATAGTCGCCAGTTAATTCATCATTAATAATATCGGTACTAATCTTGTTGTATAAATCAGTTCCAAGATAGTTTCTAACGTGGATTTCTTGTGCTATTTTGATAAATTGAATGAATTTATCTGTGTCCACGCTACCATTCATGGCGGTGTTTCTCACAAGGTCTGCTCTCTTTATAAATAATGATGTTGCCATATTATTCCTCGCTTTCTTCTATTTGTGGTTCTTCATCCACTTGGTCTTTCTTAATACCCGTCTCCTTTTCTATTGCACTTTCTGTGATAGCGTTGGTTAGGTCTGTAAATTCAAGTGGCTGTAATGTCTTAAAGTATATATCCAATTCAATACCATTAAAGGCGAGTATTCTCTCAAGCTCATCTAAGATAGTTACTTGCATTGGGCGAATAACCGTATTGTCCATAAGCACAGATGCAGTCTGCAACTCCTCTGCGTTATTGCCTAAACCGCTTGTGTCTTTAATTCCAACAAGCATAGGCGATACTATACGGTGTGATACCATAACCTTACGCATAGATTCATCGGACAAGAACTGATACTGCTGGTGAGCGTCAGATAGTATAACTGGCTCAATCGTGGCAGCAAGTTCTTTGCTGTCGTTAAACGCTAAGATAAATCGCCCAGCATTAGAAGTACCGCTAAATTTCTGCACAATGCTTCTCTCAATCGCCTCACGCTGTTCTTCTGGTGGTACACCATTATTGAAGTTAATAAGCATACTTGGTGCAAGACCATTCTGTATGTTATTGATGTGGTAGTTTGCGATTTCTTCTTCAAGCTCTGCATATTGTAATCCACCCTGATAATCTACTGGCGAATAATACTTAAATCCAGCTCGATAAGGCTTGATGTATAAAATCTCAAGTGGCGCATTAGAGAAACCAAATGCAGGTATTCTCTTTAGGTTTGTTCTGTTGTTTACATTCGCCCAATCAGAACTGTAATAATAACCTTCTATTTCGCCCTTCTCATTACATTTCTCTGCTCTAAGCGTTTCAACAGGCATGTGTTCAACACGAGCAATCTTCTTTCTGTCTTTAGTGTAAATAATCTGAAGCGCAGCTTGACCCATCATTTTATAGTCGTAGCATATCTTCTTCATACAATCCTTACGGAGTAGCTCTTTCATTTCAGCATACTCAGACGCTTTACTTTCGCTATCAGTAGCATCTAAGCCCTTTCCGTAAATCATCTCTGCAATACCGTTTATCGCAGCATTGTTAGTTGGCGAACCATTGTATCTGTCTATTAGATACTCAAAGTAATTGTTGTCATCGCCATAAGAAATCCAATCCTGATTACGATATTCTTTTATATCAGGTCTTGAATATGAGCCAAGATTTACGATATGTATCTTGCCATCCTTCACTTGTGGAAGTGGGCGATTCTTGGCGTATTTTATTGCTTTATTGCTCATAATTATGCGTTTTCTAATGCTAATACGGTGTCTGTATTGGCTTTTCCGTCAGTATTATCTGTTGCGCCAGTTACGGTGTTGCCGAGATTACTCCAATCTCTTGTTCCAGATACTCTTGTCGGAGATACAATTAAGTAACCACTAACACCATCAACTGTTGTAGTTCCACCAACAATACCTCCTCCATATTTCTCACCAGCTTCTAATGCACCAGCAGATGTGGCAAATCTAACGGGTCTAAATTCAGTTAAATAGTTTAATACCGTTTCTATTGGTTGCTTAAGGTCTGTTCCAATACCAGAGCCACTTGTCTTTGGTAGGGCTAATATCCAAGCCTCTGCTGCGTTAGCTTCAGTAGAGGCGAAGTATTGTTTTAATTTTATAAATCCATTAACAACACCACCTTGCTCTATGTCTTGATAACCAGTATTGGCTCTAAGCCCAATTTGTATAAGGGTTAAGTTTGTTGATATTTGGGTTAAATCATCTTTAGATGGAACGTACCAATCATCATAGGTTTCGCCATCAACAGTAACGCAATACAAATCTACTGCTTGAAATATACTATCTGCGGCATCCATTTCGTCTGTATTATAACATATAGATACACCAGTTCCTCCGCCACCACCCGCAGTTTCACCTATAAAGTGGAACTCATTGTTGAATGAATCCTCTACTGTATATTCGCCTTCAGATGTGTCATATTTGCTGTAATCAGATTGGTCTGTACAGAATATAAGACCCTTATAAACAACATCAGTACCGTCTTTCACTTCAAATGAATACATTCTGTTCTCAACAAGCTGAAAAGAACCAGATAACTGCATGAATGGAGTTGATGCTATCTTAGAAACGGAAATAGTTGATGTTGTGTTTCTACTTTTATCAGTCAATACAAGTGTAGGCGAAGCTACGTCATATCGAGGCGTAATCTTAATCACTTGAGGATTCGTTGATGTAGTCAATATGTGCATATCAAAGTAACAAATATTCAGCTTTTTGTTTGCATGGCATAAAAAAAGGGGAAGCGTTAGCCTCCCCTATTAAATTCATACCCCTATTGAATTTATGAAGGGTCTCTCTGAGTAGATTCAGTAGCAGTAGCACTTGTCATACCCGCAAATGGGTTTGAATCAGTACCGCCATCAACAAATAAAGGCATACGTATTTCGTTTGCGGTAAGTGTAAGTGTATAACCATTCAAATCACCCATAGCAGTACCAGTAACAGCAGTACCAGCAGTAACATCAGCACCATTATCAGCACCAACTAAAAGGAATTTATCATCAAATGTTTGAACTATAACATGAGGGCGACCATACGCCATGAGTTTAAGTTCTTTGTTATCCTCTTTAGTTAGCTTGAATAGTGTTAAATTTACAACTTGCTCAAAGAATGTCGTTCCATTCTCCATAGAAGAAGTAATATTTGTTTCAAGAGAAGAATTACCTTTGACATCATAGGTATGATAAGAAAAAGTACCTGTCATATCGGTGATTTCATCTGCACTACCATAGGTAAGAGTTCCTAAATCACCAAAGTCAACAAAGTGTACCTTCTTAATACCGCCTACGGCATCCTTACAAGGTCTTAGTCTTCCTCCAGTTAAATCACAAGCCATATTATAAGTATTAAAAAGGGGGTGGGTTTAGCACCCCCATATTAGACAATTTATTTATTAAGCAAGAGTTTGCAATACAAGGTCGCTACCGATGCCGTATTGTACACCAGCAGTAAATCTCATAATTACTCTTACGTTTTGGCTACCATCAAGGTCAGCCATATCAAGTACCTTAACTTCGTTATGGTCAGACAATAGTCCAGTACCAAAGTAGATGTTAGAAGCCTCACCAGCTACGATGTGGTCAGAAGGCATACCAGGCGCATGTTGGATTTTGATACCTTCAAAAGAAAGTGCATTACCCATATTGTACCATTGTTGTCCTTTTGCATCATAACCAGCAGCACCTTGTCCACCAGAAGCAAATCCGCCTAAAGCACGAACATAAGACTGGAGAGCAATAGTAGGTACATAGATGGTCAAATCTTCTTTTCCGTAAACAGCAGCAGGAAT